TGGTGACAGTGGTATTTCTGGGTACAGTGGTTCTGGTATATCTGGGTACAGTGGTTCAGGAATATCTGGTTACAGTGGTTCAGGTATCTCTGGGTACAGTGGTTCTGGTGTATCTGGGTACAGTGGTTCTGGTGTATCTGGGTACAGTGGTATTTCCGGGTACTCTGGTATAAGTGGTTACTCTGGTTATTCGGGTATAAGTGGTTACTCTGGTGACAGTGGTATTTCTGGTTACAGTGGTTCTGGTATATCTGGGTACAGTGGTTCAGGAATATCTGGTTACAGTGGTTCAGGTATAAGTGGATACAGTGGTTCTGGTGTATCTGGGTACAGTGGTATTTCTGGGTACAGTGGTATATCCGGGTACTCAGGTATAAGTGGTTACTCTGGTTATTCGGGTATAAGTGGTTACTCTGGTGACAGTGGTATTTCTGGGTACAGTGGTTCTGGTATATCTGGGTACAGTGGTTCAGGAATATCTGGTTACAGTGGTTCAGGTATAAGTGGATACAGTGGTTCTGGTGTATCTGGGTACAGTGGTATCTCTGGGTATAGTGGGAGTGGTATTTCCGGGTACTCTGGTATAAGTGGTTACTCTGGTTATTCGGGTATAAGTGGTTACTCTGGTGACAGTGGTATTTCTGGGTACAGTGGTTCTGGTATATCTGGGTACAGTGGTTCAGGAATATCTGGTTACAGTGGTTCAGGTATCTCTGGGTACAGTGGTTCTGGTGTATCTGGGTACAGTGGTATCTCTGGGTATAGTGGGAGTGGTATATCCGGGTACTCAGGTATAAGTGGGTACTCAGGTATAAGTGGGTACTCAGGTATAAGTGGGTACTCAGGTATAAGTGGGTACTCAGGTATATCCGGGTACTCAGGTATAAGTGGTTACTCAGGTTCTGGAATATCTGGATATAGTGGGATTTCAGGATATTCTGGTATATCTGGGTACTCTGGTGACTCAGGTATCTCCGGGTATTCAGGTAAATCTGGGTACTCTGGTATTTCTGGGTACTCGGGTATTTCTGGGTACTCGGGTGACTCTGGTATTTCTGGTTACTCCGGTTCTGGTATAAGTGGTTACTCAGGTGATAGTGGTATCTCCGGGTACTCTGGTATCTCCGGGTACTCTGGTGACAGTGGTATCTCAGGGTACAGTGGTATCTCAGGGTACAGTGGTATCTCAGGGTACAGTGGTATCTCAGGGTACAGTGGTATCTCAGGGTACTCTGGTATAAGTGGTTACTCTGGTTCTGGTATTTCTGGGTACAGTGGTTCAGGAATATCTGGTTATTCTGGTTCCGGTATATCTGGCTATTCTGGTTCTGGTATATCTGGTTATTCAGGTTGGCGTGGTGGACTCTTCTACCTTTATACTTGGAGAGAATTAGTAGCACCCGGAAGTCTTGGTACTTCCGAAATCACCTATGATAATGGAACAGTAGAATCCGTAACCAATGTCTATATAAATAGATTTTCGGCGGATGCTGGTGAAATCAACAGCATCTTAAATGTATTAAAAGTTAATGATCAGTTTACAGTTTTTGAATCTACAAATCCATTTGTTAATCATTCATTCATAATCACTGGAACAGTCACCGTATCTAGTGACACCTACACTATACCAGTTTCAAATCTAGGTGCTGTTGATATCTTTACTGATTCTGACATTGTTGGGATAGAGTTCAAGACAACAGGTACATCAGGATACTCTGGTGCAACTGGAACATCTGGTTACAGCGGTTCTGGTGTATCTGGTTATTCGGGTATATCGGGGTATAGTGGATATTCTGGTTATAGTGGTACATCTGGTATTTCTGGTTACAGCGGTATTAGTGGGTATTCGGGTATTAGTGGTTATTCTGGTGAGTCTGGTGCTGCCGGTGTTCCAATAGCACAAATTGTAACTTCTGGTTCACAAGCAACGGTGGATTTCCAGAACATTCCTGCTACATTTACAGATTTAATTGTTGTTTTCAACGCTCGTAGTAATCTTAGTGCTACAGTTGAAACATTTTATGTAAAGTTCAATAATGATGGTACAGCCGGTAACTACAATAGTTCACAGGCATTAAACGCTAATAATACCACGGCAACTACTTTCATTAATGCCCCCTCTGCCACCCTCGGTACATATATTACAGGAGTTACAGCGGCTACTAGTACAGCTTCTCATTCTACTTGTGGACAAATAATATTTCCTAATTATACAGGAACAACTTTTTACAAACGATTCAGTTATGAAGGAACTGAGTTTATTGGAACATCTACAACAACTTCTGAATATAGAACTATTTGTTCTGGGGCATGGAAGAATACCGTAGCAGTCACAAGGCTAACATTTTCAGTACCAACAAGTTTTGTTGATGGTTCTGTTTTTACTCTTTACGGGGTAGGTGGAGCAGGGGTGTCCGGTTATTCTGGTATATCTGGTTATTCTGGTATATCTGGTTATTCTGGTATTAGTGGATATTCTGGTTCAGGAGTAAGTGGTTATTCAGGTGCCAGTGGTACTGCTGGTGCAAACGATGTAGCTTTAATTGAAGCTCCTGCTGGTGACGGACAAGCGCACGGGGTATATGTCACTATGACCGCTGGTGAAAACGTTGCCTTTGGTGATTTCTGTTACTTCAAATCTGATGGAATGGTTTGGAAAGCAGACGCTAACGCTGCCGGTCTACAACCTTGTACAGCAATGGCTCTTGGAACAATAAGTGCCAATGCTTCTGGACAATTCCTTCTAATGGGTATTGCCAGATGGGATGCTTGGAACTGGACTGTAGGAGGAATGGTATATCTATCTACAACTGCTGGTGCTGGCGTACAAACGCAGCCCAATTCTACCGATGATGTAATTCAGGTTTTGGGTGTTGCTACCAATGCTGACAGAATGTACTTCAATCCTGTATTGACTTATATGGCACACACTTAATATGGCTACTGATACAAGAAATCCCACAGGCGATGACGCTGCTTCCATAGTTGGAACTATTTCTGGTACCCCCGGAAGTCGTTATACGTTGGTCAACGATTACCCAGACACAGGTGGAGGAAGAACTACATTAACAATTGGTGCAGACGCTATTGGTGGAGGTACAATACTTTTTACCTTCACAGCTTTTACAGTTCCTTCTGGTTCTACCAGCATTTCAATTGATGTTTTGTATCACGATGAAGATGCTGTGTCTGGTACAAATGCTGCTGCTGCAAGGTTACAACTTAGTGGTAGCCCTTATACTGCTGGTGAACATGATCCGGGTACATTTACAGCAAGAACGGATAGTTGGGCAACCAACCCTGCTACATCAGCCGCTTGGACAGCAGCAGAAGTAAATGCCATAGAAAGATTTGGTTGGCGATGTCGTGATGATAACCCCGGTATTAAGTTTTCTGATATTCAGCTAAAGGTTACTTATACTCCCCCCATTAAGTCCATTAATGGACTTCTCAAAGCAAGTATTAAATCTGTAAATGGTTTGGTCGCAGCATCAATAAAAGCAATAAATGGATTAGGATATTAACATTTGTAAAATTTGTAGAGAAGAAAATCTAAAGTTAAAGGTAATATATGCGAACTAGACATAACGATCTTGAAACATTTTTATTAATAGCAATTGGATGGATAGGAATACTGTCTATTATCTTTGAATTATTTACAGTAGTTAATCCTAATAGTACTCCTATACTCAATGAGTTTAATAATATAACTCTTTCATTTGCAAATGTATATAATATTAAAGCATTTACTCCTCCAATAACGATATCCAATTATAACCATTTTGTTATTTTAAGTTCTATTCCTTTGTTTATTTTAGGACTTTATGTTACACTTAAAAATGGTAATTCTAAAAAACACACAATTTTCTTATTTTTACAATCTATTTATTTTCTTTGTCAGATATTAGGATTTGTTATGGCAGGCTTGTATCCTATTCCGGCAGCACTAATGGCCCTGTTAACAGGAGGAGCACTTTACGTTTTTGGTACGTGCTTATTAACAAAATGCAACAAGTAATTTTAACAATATTAATTGGATTTGCCGCCGGGGCTATTCCCTCTATTTTTGCTTATTTAGCAAAGAAAAAAGAACTTGCAGCACAAGTTCCTTTATTAGCTTTGGATAAGATTTCCAAAGCAGAGGATAAATTGCGTGAAGATTTAATGGCCCAAGTTACTGATTTAAAAGCCGAAATTAGAGAGTTAAAAGCAGAGAATAGGCACTTGGAAGAAGAATATGAAGTTTGTAGACAAGAAGGGTTTTCAATGTCAAGAAGAATAACGCACTTAGAGTTACTCATAGCAGAGCAAGGGGGTATGTAATGAATACAATAAAACTATTTGGGTATGTAAAAGATATATCACTTGAACCAATAGCAGCAGCCAAAGTTTTAGTTCGGGTAACACCAGTACCACAATATTCTGGATTTGATATTTTCAGCACAGACGATATTGTTCTGATTACAAATGAAGAAGGATATTTTGAAACATACCTTGCTGCTGGTTTAGGTGTTACTGTCATAATTCCTGTAGCTGATTATCTAGTAAGTGGGGTATTACCACTTAAAGGTGAAATATCAGTATCAGATTTAGATAGACAACCCACTAAGATATTAGTTTAAAGGCAATTTATTGTTTTCGTTGTCCTGATAAGTAAAAGTGAAATATTGAAATTACAACCCTTTTTGTAAATCTTAATGAAATTATATACCATATTAAGTGGAAGGTCTCTATCTAAAGGACTTACACTTTGATATAACCTCTTCACAAAATTTGTTCCCAAATTAACGCAAGGAGATTACTAATATGCCTTCATTTAACGTATCAATCCCAACACTACCAAAAGGTTACGACCATCAGGACGTTACTGATAATGTAGATCGTAAGCTCTTGGTAGCTGAACAGGCTTGTGCCCTAGCCCTTCAGCAGCTACAGGGAATTCAGAAGAATAATGATAATGCTACCATTAATGGTACAGCCGCTGGTGACACATGGGCTGCTGGCTATATGCCCGAACCAAATTATCTAGAAGCTGCTGATGCTACAGCATATGAAGCTGCTGTTACAGCCGCCGTAGCTGCCCTAGCTACCGCTCTTGCACAGTTAGCTACTGTAGACGCATTCCGAGCATCATAAGCCTTTTTAATGTTTTCACAGGATTCGGTACTCCGCTTTCTAGCTGCATCATCTGAATGGTCAGATAATATTGTAGTAGATGAGCCGGGTTCAATTGCTCTAAATGGCTTTCCGGGGAATCTCAAAGACTGCTTCCTTTTTCAAAGGGCTTGCAATATTGATGAGATGGAAACGGAAGATGACGAGCGATATATTTTTACTACACCGGATTATAGTATCAGGGTAACATTAAATAGGTTCCAAACCAGAATTATATTAAAGCAGTTTGATCCTGTTTTATTTAATGAAAATCGTATAGATTTCATTATCAAAATGGCTTGGAATTACCCTAAATTAGCGGTGAATAAAAAAACGGCTGAATATGAACCCTTTAATGACGGCCAGAATCTAATGCCCCCAATACCCGCAAGTGGTGGCCCTCCTGTAAGAACAGTTTATATTGAGGACTAAACAAGATGGCAAATTACCTATATGAAGTAGTTCCTTTCAAGGCTCATATCCTTGAAGCCAAGAATGCAAATGGCCGAATGGTTGTTGAGGGATTATTTCAAGCGGCAGGCCGCAAGAATGCTAATGGACGTGTTTATCCTAAAACCATTTGGGAAAAAACACTATCAAATGATGACGTAAATAAAGCTATTCAAGAACGTAGAATGTTTGGTGAACTTGACCATCCTCAAGATGGCAAGTGGGAATTAAAGCGTGCTTCACACATAGTTACAGCCCTCTCAATGAATGAGAATGATGAAATTTTGGGTAGAGCAGAAATACTTGATACACCAAACGGAAGAATCCTCCAAGAGTTGTTTTTAGCAGGAGCCACGGTTGGGATTTCCAGTCGTGGCTCTGGTTCTGTAAAGAAGACGAATGATGGCGAAGTTGTTCAGGAGGATTATAAACTTGAGACGTATGATTTCGTAGCTAACCCTTCTACATTTGGCGCATACCCTAAAATGGTTACGGAAGATGTTGAAGATAATTCAGAATCAATAAAGGAGAGTTACATGGATTCAAGAGAAAAACTAGCACTCTTAGAGACTAAGGCTGCTTCCGTTATTTCTTTGGAACCAAGCGAAGTCACGGATAAACTTCGACCTGTTGTAGATAACATCGCAACGGATCTTGTCGTTAATCTAACTAAGCTTGGAAACGAAGCACCAGATCTTAAGAGCCTAACAGAGTCTCTCGTTGGAGAACTTAACGACAAGCGCAAGACATTCCGTGCGCGTCTAGAAGAGGGATTCCCCTTCAAGAAAGACGAAAAAGACGACGAGAAGGCCACAAAAGACGACGAAAAGGATGAGAAAAAGGATAAGAAGGTGAAGGAAGCTAAGGTAGAGGAAGAGACAGAAGGCTCTGCCGATCAGGGCTTCCATCGTTCAGTTCCTAAAGAAGCCGTTCCTCCAGCCGGAGAGGGTTGGCCCGTTAATCCCGGAGATGCTGGTGTCCTACAGGGCATCAATGACGGAGTTGACGAGTTCATGTCCAAGTCACAGCCTGTAACAGAGGAAGAGGACAAGGACAAGAAGGGGGAGGAAGATGATGATAAGGATGACGAGAATGAGTCTGTTGAGGGTGAAGATACTTTCAATAAGAAACTAACCGAAATCGCAGTCAATATCGTTTCCGAGCCTGCTACTAAGCAGAATTTTGTAGCCAGAGCATTTGCTGCCGCCTTTTTGATGGAATCAAACAAGAGAGCAGTAGAGTCTCAGGCATTTTCCCGTGTTGTTGAGAAGCTCCAAGAGAAAATCCAAGAAGCCGCAAAGACAGGCAAGATCACTCTATCAGAAGAGGGCAATGACGAGCTAAAGAAGCAGTATAACGAAGCTCTAGCAGCCCTAGAAGAGATTTCTAATCGCCATCGTCTATTAAGCGCAAAGGTTTATGCGGAGCAAGAGCTAAAAAAGCTTGGCCTTTCAGAGAACGCAGATGCTAGAAAGAAACTAGCAGAAGCTATCCGTAAAGCCGCAACAAAGACTTCTATTGATGAAGCCGTTGCTGAACTTGCAAAAACAGTGAAGCAGGATGGACGCGAAATCAAAGAAGAGGCAGCGCAGCCCCCAACGAAGACACTTGAGGGTGCGGTAGCCAAGCTCAATGAAGAAACTAACCCGGAACCATTGAAGTTTCTAGAGGGTGCCGCTCTAGGTGCTGAACTTAGTTCCAGATTATCATTTTCGCGTTCCAGATAATTTAGAGAATATCAAGGAGACAAAACATGTCAGATAAGCGAGTTCTAGACCTTTCAGAACAGGTCTCTAACAAAAAGGCAAACCTTACGGAAAACAAGTGGAAGGACTATTGCTCAGACCTACCAAAGTGGGATAAGGGCGTTCTAGCCACACTTCTAGAAGAAGAGGCCAAGCACATTGCGTCACTAGATGAAGAGACGCGCACAGCAGCCATTGGTTCATTTGAGAAGTTCATCTTCCCTATGATCCGTGCGGTATGGCCTAACCTAGTTTCTCAGGAATTGGTATCTGTCCAGCCAATGGAAGGCCCAATTTCGATGCTATTCTTCCTCGACTTTACAGCAGGCACTGCTAAGGGCGCGGTTAAGAAGGGACAGGAACTAATCACGGCTCGTACAGGTATGAGAGAAGAAGCCCAAACCTATCAGTCAGAAACTGTACAGTTTGAGGCTATTTCTGGAAATAAGACTACTGGAACAGGGGCAACGACTAACTTTGGCCCAATTCGTCCCGGTTCATTTAGTGCAACGTTTGATAACTACACTTCTGGACCCGCTGTAATTGAAACAGACCTAGTAATTACAGACAATGGAAATGGTGGTGGAACATTAGTAGAGGGAACAAGTGGAGATACCTTCACTCTATCTCTTAACTATGTAACTGGTGTATGGACAGTAGCTTTCAGTGGTGGAACAACTGCTACAATGAGAAATATCGTACTAACATACGACTATAACTCAGAAGGCCCTGACTTTGCCAATAACCCAATTCCGCAGCTTGACGCTTCTCTAACATCTTCACCAGTAGTTTCGCACCCTGACAAGCTTCGTGCTCGTTGGTCAGTCGAAGTTGCTGCACAGCTAAAGGCTATTCATGGTCTAGACGCTGAGATGGAACTAACAGAAGCTCTTGCACAGCAGATCCGTTTCGGTATTGACAACAAGATTATCAACAACCTATGGAGAATCGCAGCCGCTGGTGACGTTACATTTGACGTAGCTCCTGCTGCCGGTATCCCATACTTCACCCACCAGATGGCTCTTATCAAGACGCTACAGAGTGGCTCTAACATGATCTTCAAGGAAACACGTAGAGGGTTCGGTAACTGGATTGTATCCGGCGTTGATGCTGCAACAATCATGGAATCACATCCACTATTTGAGTCTTCAGGAAATGTAAACGGCCCCGGTGTTGTGTTCTCTGGTACACTTGCTAATAAGTGGAAGGTATTCAAGAACCCTTATCTTAACAACATTGCTGGCTCTGGGTTCGGCTCAAGTAACTTCTTGATCGGCTATAAGGGACAGAATTTCTATGACGCAGGATATGTTTATGCGCCTTGGATTCCGTTCTATCAGACACCTACGGTTGTCCTAGACGACATGATGTTCCGTAAGGCCGTAATGACCCATTACGCCGTTAAGGTTGTAAACGGGTTATTCTACTGCAAGGGAAACATGGATCACGCATAAGACGCTGATCTTCAAGGATCTTGAGGATCTGTAAAATAGAAAGCAGAGGGGCGGTCGGGCGGAAAACCCGCCGCCCCTTTTTACTTGAAAGGAAAAAATATGTCAAAATCATTATTATTTGTAAATGAAAAAACTTATGTTGTACATGCCTCAACCCCATCAGGAGCCGGAAGATTAATTCCTCCCGGCTATGCGGCGGAAGGGGATTATTTTGTTAGCTCATGGAGAGCAGGCAGTTCTTTAACAAGACTTACAGAAGAACAGGCAAAAACCTTTGATAGATCAAAGATTCTTATTACTGTTAACTGTAATGCCCAAGAAGTTACTCAGGAAGCACAGGTTGTGAAAGTTGAATCCTCTGTCCCAAAGCCTCAGACGGAAATCAAAGAAGAGGATAAACCAAAGCAAAAGGGACTGGAAGGACTTTCAAATACCTTGTCTGAAGCTATGACAGAATTGGGTGGTAAAATTCCTACTGCACCTGAACTTGAGAAAATGTCCTCGGATCAGCTTATGCAGTATGCTATTAAGTTCAATATAAGTGGAAGCGGGTCAAGAAAAGATCTGATAACTTTATTGAAGAAGAGACTAGAAATCGAATAAGGAATAAAAATGGCGTCAACGATTCCTACTTGGGGAAAAGAACAACTTCAAGAAGATTTGGCGGCACAATTAGGCGGTGAGAGCGTTCCCCTTGAAATAGATCAAGGGGGATGGGATGCCGTTTTCCGTCGAACTATTGAAATGTATTCTCGATACAAACCTTTATTACGTCATGAAAACTTCAAAACAGGTCCGGGAGGAGTTACAGTTTATAAGTGCCTTCCTGATGTTATTGGAGTTCGTGATGTTCAGATAACTCCCGGAATCCAACCCGGTTTGTCTAGTGGTCTAGCTATTGAGTCAATGATGTTATCTGGTGTTCCTGTTTATTATGGAGTTGGAGATACATTTATTGACATTCAATACCTTGATTTGAGACGACGTTGGATTAAGGCAGTATCTCGTGAATTAGCTTCTGACCCAGATTGGGCTTTGGTGGTTGATCCGGAAACTTTAGAACATACAATATATACTTATGGTACAGGATCATTATTTGTTGATGTAGAGACTTATGCTCCTCATAATGAAAACCTGTCTTCAATACCTAACTATTCCCATAAATGGATAGCTGATTGGGCCAGAACAGAAGCGATGTTGATTATTGGAAATGCTCGTGCCAAGTTTGACAAGATCCCTGTAGCCGGGACGTTTATGAGTATGAATGGCCTTCAAATGGTTAGGGATGCCAAAGATGAGCAGACTAAACTGTTAGAATGGATACAGAGCAGTCGTGCTGATCTTTTCCCTCGTTGGGCTTAAGGATATTAATATGAATAGTGGTCTCTTTAGTTTAAAAGATGGCAAATTAGTAAGAGTAGTACATCCTGTAGGTCAAGGAACTCCAGAAGGAGAGCCTGAACCTATTGCTGTGCCTTTGGAAACATCTAAATCTACTACTGTTGGAGATAGAATAAGAGCAGGGAATGTTCCTGTTAAAACTAACTCTATTAAAGATCTTCTTAAAACTAACTCTGTTAGAGATCTTCTCATCCGGGGTAAGAAGGGAAACATTATAGGTAAGGTTGGGGGTAGCAAAGTGAGAACAGATTCTAAAGAATCTCCTTATTATAACCTATTAGAATCTTGGTGGTGTGGTAATAATGGCCTAACACCAGAAGAAAGAGAAGCAGAAAAGAATAAAGCATTGGATAAAGTTAAGGCTGAATCTGTTACCCCTTTCTATGATGCACTTGTTCAGGAAGATTTTACTACAGGTGATGTAGCTTCCTTTGAACTCCCTTTGAGAAAGAGCGGTTTATTTACTCAATTTGATAAAGAACTTGAGAAGAAGAAAAAGAAATACTATAAACTTGCTATGATATCAGCTTCTATGGCCGGTGCAGGCGCATCGTACTAAGGAGCTAATATGCCAAGCAAGTCAGCTAAACAAAAACACTTTATGCAAGCAGCCGCACATAATTCCAAGTTTGCTAAAAAAGCAGGCATTCCTCAAAGTGTAGCTAAGAAGTTTGTACGGGCCGATAAAGGAATAGCCGAGGATAAAATCCCCGGTGGTAGAGACGCCAAAGATTTAGCTGCTTTTCTCTCTCGTTTTGATTTTGATGAAGTTGCAAAAGGAATCAAGGTTGAGATGGAACATACTGATGATAGGGAAACTGCTAAAGAAATAGCTTCAGATCATTTGGATGAAGATCCACATTATTACAGCAAACTTGCAAAAGTTCATAAGGAAAGTGTGATGAATAAGACCCCTTATTTCAATAATTTACATGAAGATGGTTATCATGATATGGAGAATATTCACAAGTGTTTCATTCCTGCTACTCCCTATTTTAATAGTTTACATGAAAATCTTGATGCTATGGCTAGTGATCATGCCCAACTTGCTCAAAGATTGCGTGGGCAAATAGAGGGAGCATCTGCTTGGTTACAACATATAACAAAATATCAGGGGAAAATTGAAGTAGCGCGTAAAAAAGAGAATGAAACAAAAAAGAAAGCAGACCAAGCAAAAAAGAAAGCAGAAAAGAAACAAGCTAAAGCTAAGAAGAAATAACCATGAGTAAAACTCCTTATTTTGATAGTTTATTGGAAGTTAATTGGGAAAAGACAGATCCAATAAAAATAACAGGAAAAGTTATTATTAAAAAGTTAGGGGCATATCAAAGATATTTTAATGCAAGCTCTAAACTTCAAGATAAAAGGTATAAGTCCCACCCAATAGATCTTAATGCAAAGAAAAACGCTGCTAGAATTAGTTCTCAAGCATTAGAAAGATTATCCAAAGAAACTGAAATTGCATTTAATCATAAATATCCAGAAGATAAAAATTATTAATTATGCCTACATTCATTGGTAAGAAAGATGTTGACTTCTTTAGAAAGAAGAACATGGAAATCTATAAGCTTTTCATGTTCCCGATAAAGGTCTATAAACTGAAGAAGGATCAACACAATCAGATATATAATGAAGATGCAAATAAGAAGTTTGAGGAGCCATACGAAGTAGAGGCTTACATACCGGATCTTCCACAATGGAAAAACTTGATGACCAAGTTTGGAATGGATGAATTAAGAACACTTAAATGCTATTTCAGCATTGATCTCTTAAGCAAATATGGAGTTATACCTCCAGAAGTTGGAGACCAAATAATCATTCAAGATGATACTTATCTAGTTACTCAGGAAAGTCCTACTGATTATGGTTCCAACATTCAAATCCCAATGACATATGCCATTGAATTGAAACGTCTACGCTTTGAGCGCCCAAACCAAGGAACCTCGGTATTCAAGGACTATTAATGAAGCCCTTATCAGAAATTAGAGCCAATGCTTCTGCTCAAGATCCTGAAGTCAGACGAGACCTTGCTAGAATTATAACTAATGCACGAACGGGGTCTGAAGGGCTTAGAACTCTAAAAACGCAATTACAAATTGCTAATTATAAACGTGTGATGAAGAGTGCAGAGGCTCCTGATACTGTATCGGATCAGATGGCTCCTCATCTTTATATGGCAGCAAAAAGACTAGTGAAAGAACATTTTTTAAGAGAAGGTAAGGAAGATCTTCATAAATATGATGATCTTCTGAATCGTTTGGGATCTCATTTAGATCAGGATGTACACCTTGTTGGAGGCCCCGTAAGAGACACTCTTATGGGAAGAAAGACAAAGGATACTGACGTTGTGACTATTGGTGGGCATCAGAAAATAAGAGATAGGGGATGGAACCCTATCAAGAAAGACTTCCCTGTATTCACACATAAGGACTTCCCCGGAGTCGAGTTAGCTCTTGGCAGAGGGGAAAAGAAGACTGGAGAAGGACATGGAGGATTCGATTGGAGTGAGGCTCCAAATCTTCCTCACGATCTCCAGAGAAGAGACTTTACCATCAATGCAATGGCATACCATCCCAAGACCGGGGTTGTAGATCCTTTTGGTGGAAGGAGAGATATAGAAAATAAGACTCTGAGACATACATCAGATGCTTTTTCCGAAGATCCGTTGCGAACGTTCAGGGCAGGCCGTTTTGCCAGCCAGCTTGACTTTGACGTAGCACCGGAGACTATCCATCAGATAACTAAAACAAATGCTGAACTAGGAAAACTCCCCAAGGAACGAGTAAGAGACGAAGTTAAGAAGGCTATGAATACTTCTAATCCACGTAGATTCTTCGATACATTACGTGCTTCAAAATCATTATCTCACTGGTTTCCAGAAGTGGAGAAAACTATTGATGTACCAGCAGGACCACCGAAACATCATCCTGAAGGTGATGTATACAATCATTCGATGCACGCCATCCAGTATGCCGCAGCCAAGGGATATGGTCAGAAGGCTCGTGAATTGGCTCTTGTTCATGATTTAGGAAAAGCTGAAACTCCAAAAGAGGAGCTTCCTATGCATCATGGTCATGAAACTAGAACCGAGCCAGCAGTTAATCTAGCTAAAAGATTAGAATTAGGTAGAGGAACAGAGGCTGAATGGTCACAACATACTAAACATCATATGCTACCTTATCACAAGCATCTTAGACAGGGCACTGTAGTTGATTATCATAATGCTGTTAAGCGTTTTGAAGAGCCTCATTTACAGGCTGTTGATGCAGATTATCACGGTAGGGGTGTTGAAAGACCGGAGTTTGAAAGACTAAATAAGATAAAGAATGCTTTTACAGCTATCAAAGGGGTCAAAATAGAACCCGGTACTCATGTTCAGAAAATTAAACAATTGCAAGGAGATGCTGCTAAAAAGGCTATGGGGGAGGCATTAGATTCAAGGCTACAAAAAGAACTTGATAATCTAATAAAAGGTGCTGGTGGACATAAAGATTTAGAATATGCTGCTAAGATAGCAAAACATCAAGGCAGTTTTGGTGATAATGATTCAGCACAGTTAGCCCCTCATATTGCAGCCGCTGCTGCTAAGGCAAAAACAAAACAGTTTTTGGTTCCGGCTAAAACCAAGCCTACTATGGTTTCTCCCTCTAGAAGAGTAGTCAAATCCCAAACAGAAGGAGAAAATAAAGAATCCTTAGACCCTAAATTAGATGAAAAAATTACTGTTAATGTTGGTGGTTTTGGTAATTCTGTACCGGGAATGCCTACTACTTGGTTTCCTAGTTTGGTTAAGTATAACAAGCAGATTCAAGCAGCCCGTCTTATAAGAAGAGAAAAGGGTATAAAAAACCCAGATGCTTTAATAGCAAAAATAGGTATTCCTGATAAAATAACGGATCTTGCTGGATATAAAGGGGTAGAACCGGAAACGGAACCAAAAATAATACTTAGACCTTCTGTTGGATTACCAGCAAATCTTAGAAATGAAAAAACAAAACAGACTATTCTTGCTCATGAATTAGGACATTCAACAGATGCTGCTGTACACGAGCCATCGAAAACACCTTATGTTGGAGGTAAGAACATTGTAGCAGCAGAAATTAGGGCTAATAGAAATGCAACTGCACTTGGTAAACATTTTGGAGTTGAGTTGGATAGGGACCATTTGACAAAAATTATAACCCACTCTTTAGCTGCTATGAAAGAAGATTCTTCTTCTGGAGGTACTGAGGGATGGACTTCTACATCTGCTGGCGTAGAGATGCAGGCAGGCCCATCGGAGAAACAAAAAGTAAAAGGTGGAGTAAAAAAACTTAAACCAGTAACTTATTCTAGCAGGACAGGCAATGGCTAAATCCTCAGTAAGACGACCAACTCAAAAGATTGGAACTATATTGCTGGAAGTGTTCAAGAAGAGCATTACTCCAGTATTAGAAGAAGAGTCTGAAACTTATGCGAATGAAATTGCTGCAAGACTAAGACGAAAAATAGAAAATGATGAGTTTGTCTTCAAGGCTAGATATAATAAAGAATATGAAAAGAGAAAGAAAAGAGACCCAGAAAATCTTGACTCAGGGGGGAATACTCCTTTGTATTATACGGGTCAATATCACGATAGTATTGGAGTAGAACGAAGAGGGAATACTTGGGTAGTAGGAGTAGAAGAAGGTAAGCCCCATTATCCTGTACACGGGGGAAAACCTGTTTCTATGTTGATTATAGCTCGTACTATGGAGTTTGGCTCTACAAGTAAAAATATACCTCCTAGACCCCACTGGAGACCGGTTCTTACTGAGATGAGAAAAGAACATAATCTTACAGCTTCTAAATGGTCTAAAAGAATGAAACTAGAAGCAGATAAAGCCTATAAAGAATATCTTGGGTCATTTGAGACAGCAGAATTATGATAAATACTGGACTACCTTCGATTGGATTTCAACCTTATGATGAGGCTCTTAGAGAGTTCTTTACAATGAAGGTATATCCAAATCAAGATGATACCAGTATTTTTGAAACTTTGGTTCCTGTAACAGGGCCTCCTATTTTAAATCTAGGTACACAAGAAGCATTAAACATTACTAATGGACCATTAAATACTCGTCAAAATCAAATTGTTAAATTACCAGCCACGGCTGTAACTCAGCTTAACTGGGTATTTGACCTTAGACGCTGGACAAGAGCACACTATAGAAAACTTGGGTGGAGTGAAGAAGGAAATAAAGTCATTCAGTCTCCACAGGTTATTCCTGTAGATATAATGTATCAATTTGATTTATGGTCCAAGTATAGAACAACTATGAACCAGATGGTTAGAAACATCTTATTGAAGTTTGTAAATAGAGAAGTCTGGTTGAGTATAGATTTGAAGGGGGTATGGGGAGTTAGAAGAATACCACTTACCTTACTTTATAGTAACCCAGAGAACCTTACTGATATAGAGCCTGATGATAAAGAGCGTACAGTAAGAATGGCTTTTTCTTTTACCTTACATGCATGGGCTATTCCTGATGCTACTATGATTCCGACAGTTCGTAAGACGGTTTATGACTTATATTATTCGGAACATACAAATACTCCTTACCCTTCTTTAAGTGATATACCCCCTTATCCAGAGTGGCTAAACCTTGGGATTAAAAAGGTTGAGCAGGATATTCCTATAGGGGATCAAAACCCTTAATTGAAATTTCAATGTTTTATATATAAAACTTTGAAAACAACGACCCTTTTAAGTGGAGTGTTCTATTTATGGCAAGTCGCCCTAAAGTTAAACAAGTACAGCCGTCAGAATCATATGAGACTGCTGTAACGCGCAGACAAGCGCAGCTTAAGGCTAAGGGTATTCCTGACCAGCAAGCCAGAAATATGGCATTAAAATGGGCCTCTCGTAAATTTGGACAGCAAAACCCCGGAGACAAAGCATCTAATACCCGAGGGGGTAAGCAGGGGTCAGCTTATAAACGTCTAAATAACTCTACCACAAGAGTTTATGACTATATGATGGAAATGCACGGAATTACTGGTTTAATTGGTTCTCCCCCCGTAGGAGGGGACACAGGAGCGACTAGCGGGAATAACGCAGCTACGACCCTTGCAGCCTCTTCTCCGGCCTCTAAATCCCATACAAAGGCCAATCAGAGCAATCCTAAAGATGACCCGGAGACAAATAATTCAGCTACGTTAGTTACAGATACAAAAGTACTTGGTGGAATAGATCCAAAACACCCA